TGCGGTATACGCTACGATGTGGCGTCTATCTACGACTGAAGAGTCCAATGACCAAGGTACATGGGGCAACTACACAGTTGCGAAGATTGACCTGGTCTCCAACCGTGACATTCTGATGGAAGCAAAAGCGTTCCGTGAGTCTATCATGGCTGGTGAAGTTAAGGCTGCTGCCGATCCTGAACATACCTCCACGGGTAATCAAGGATCAGAGGAAGATATTCCTTTCTAAGCAGTCTTGGGGGCGGCGACTCGCGGACACGAAACCCGCCCCCATCAACTTCAACAGGAGCCAAGCATGTCACTAGCCCAAAGAATGCTAGCGGCCTTTGAGGGATCGAAGGTTGCCTACGGCACGACGACAGTAGGAAAGCTAAACCGTAGCGGCAAAGCCGAAGCGGACAGCCGTATTGTACGTGAGCCGTTAACAGAACAAATCATGCAAGGACACATTGACGGCAAGCAGGGGATCGGTGCGATACCGATCAACGATGAAAACAAATGTAAGTGGGGAGCGTTGGACATCGACATCTATGATCTCGATCACAATAAACTACAGGCCAACATAACTAAGTTAGAACTTCCGTTATTACATTGTCGCTCTAAGTCTGGAGGTGCCCACCTCTATCTGTTCTTGGATGAATACGAACCAGCGAACGTGGTCCGAGAGTATCTGTCAGAGATGGCGGTAGCCTTGGGGCATAGCGGCTGCGAGATATTCCCGAAGCAAGATAAGATCCTTGCGGATCGTGGAGATGTAGGGAACTTTATCAACCTGCCTTACTTTAATGCAGAGTTACCGCAACGCTATTGTTTCAATGCGGCAGTCGAGGCTGTCGATCTGGATGAGTTCGTGGACATGATCGAGAGCAGCAAGACACCGCTGTCCTCTCTGGAAAAACTACGCACCAAGAAACAGCGCAAGCAGTTTGGCGATGGCCCACCCTGTCTGCAACATCTGTTTGCCGATGGTCCGAACTCAGATGAACGGAACAAGAAGCTATTCATGTGTGGCGTGTACTGCCGGATGAAGCACCCTGACGATTGGGTCAAGCAGTTCGAGACAATGAACCACCAGTTGTTCACCACTCCGCTCGATGCCAAGGAAGTTCTGGCATTGCAGAAAAGCCTGGAAAAGAAGGAGTACTTCTACACCTGTGAGCAAGAGCCGTTCAAGAGTTACTGCGACAAGGAACTATGCATGTCCCGCCGCTACGGTATTGGTGAGGATGCTGAGACGGCCCTTGATATCGGGAGCCTGTTGATCCAACTGTCGGAGCCGCGCCTGTACTTCCTGACTGTCCAGGGGGAGCGTGTGCAACTGAACTCCGAGCAGCTACAGAACCAGACGCTGTTCCAACGTGCATGCATGGAGCAGATCCAGATCGCACCGCCGATCCTGAAACCAAAGACATGGCAGACGTTGCTGCGCAAGCTGATGTCGGAGTCCACAAAGCAGGAGGTTCCAGAGGAACTGACCCTGACTGGGGAGTTCAAAGAACTGCTACGGATATTCTGCACCAGTAAGATCAGGGCGATGCACCCAGAGGAGATGCTAGCAGGGAAACCATGGACCGATAACCAAGGGTATACATACTTTACCATGTCGGGCCTGACAGAGTTTTTGCACAACCGCCGCTTCAAAGGTTTCACGAGGGCACAGATACAAGAGATCCTCAAGCAGATGAACGACAACCAAGATTGCCATGGGCATAAAAACGTAAACAAAGAAGACGGTTCAAGGTCCACGATCCGAGTATGGTGGGTCCCTGCGTTCGAGAACATGGAAGGTACACTTCCGATACAGGAGATAGATAATGACATCCCATTCTAAATTGTTGAAAGTTAAAGAGGTAGCTGAGTGGCTCGATGTATCAGAGTCCGCAATCTACAAATGGGTAAATGAAGGTACGTTCCCAGAGCCATACAAATTTGGGAGTGGTGACTTCAATCGAAAGACGAGCCGTTGGAAGCGTGAAGAGATTGAAGAATGGTTGGATGACAAAAGACCATGATACCTAATGCAACATTGATACTGGGTCCCCCAGGCTGCGGTAAGACGTACACTCTGATCGAGCGTGTGCAAGAGAAGCTGCAAGAAGGTGTGCATCCATCACGCATTGGCGTTGTGTCGTTTACCACCAAGGCGATTGGTGAGTTCATCGACCGTGCATGTGCCAAGTTTAATTTAGAGAGAAACGATTTCCCACATTTCAGAACCTTACACGCGACGGGCTATCACGGGTTAGGACTGCAACGTGGGGATGTCATGGGGCGCGAGGATTACAAGCGACTCGGTTCCATGTTGGGGGTGGCGTTTGATGGAGCGGATGCCACCTCCGTTGATGACGGCATATCGATCCCTTCTGTAGGCGGATCGGGAGCCAAGTACCTTACGGTGGTGTGGCGTTCTAAGTACCGAGGCAAGGGCCTTGAGTATGAGTACAACTACGAGGGGGATCATAACCTGCACTTCAACAAGCTAGTGCAGATCGATGCTCAGATCGAGGAGTACAAGTCCAAGACCAACCGTTTGGATTTCACCGACATGATCACCAAGTACACCGACATGGTGGAACCACCCAGTCTGGACCTGTTGATTGTGGATGAAGCACAAGACCTGACACCTGCGCAGTGGGCGATGGTGCGTAAGATGGCGGAGCATGCGGACGAAGTTCTGATTGCAGGGGATGACGATCAGGCTATCCACCGCTGGACCTCTGTGGACGTTCAGGAGTTCATTAACGCCTCAGACAATGTCGAGGTGCTGAACCAGTCCTACCGCTTACCACGGAGCGTCTGGGAGCTTGCTAACCATATCTCTGCACGGATACCAGGGCGGTTGGAGAAAGAGTTCTTCCCGCAAGAGCGTGAGGGCTTGGTCACTCAGGTCGGTAGCCTGTGGCAGTTGCCCTTGGACAGTGGGTCGTGGACCATCATGGCGCGGACCAACAAGTTCGTGAACGACATAGCCGAGCATCTGGAAGAGGCAGGTTATTTCTACAGCCGCAAGGGGCGGTGGTCGATACCGGAGAAGAAGCTAGAAGCCATGGGGTTCTGGAAGGATCTGACCTTGGGCAAAGGTCTGTACGTTGGACAGGTCAAGCGGTTGTATGAGGCCGTTCCAAAGCGTGGTGCAGGTGCGGTGGTCAAGCACGGCGCAACCAAGCTCCTCGATGCGGCGGGGTCTGACGAACTGCTGACGTACAGTAAGCTGTACAAGGAGTTTGGTTTGATTGCAGACATCAACACCGATCCGATGGATATCGTGAAGCTGTCGGAGGACGAAAAGATTTACGTCCGCGCCATCGAGCGGCGGGGCGAAAGCATTTACCAAGAACCAAGGATCAAGATCTCAACGATCCATGCCATGAAGGGAGGAGAGGATACAAACGTAGCAGTTTACTTGGGGTCAACCAAGGCTTGCGTTGAGGGCAAGCACCCCGAAGATGAAGACCGGATATTCTATGTGGCAATCACACGGGCGAAAGAGAACCTATATCTCATAGAGTCCGACAAATCATACAGGTACAAGATATGAACAGAGACGAAATATTATTGAAGGCTGGCGATTACATCAACGGACAGAGGGCCAAGGACTACGGCGATGCGTACGATAACTTCACGCGCATTGCAGATGGTTGGAACCTCATAATCAAAGAGGCACAAGCTACGCGAGGGTACATTACTCCGCAGCATGTTGCGCTGATGATGGACTGGGTAAAGACGGCACGGCTGTTGCACGATACCGATCATGACGATTCGTGGATCGACAAGTGTGGATACAGCGCACTGGGTGCCGAGTTCCATGAACGCGAGAAGAAGATCCAAGAAGTACAGAAAGCATTCATGGGGAAGCGTGATGTCACTGGATAAAGATAGTATCATTGCCGACCAGATGAACCAAGGTAAAGAACTGACATGGAATATCCCTGTCGAGTTTCCTGACCTGACGCATTACAAGCAAATCGCCATCGACCTTGAGACATGCGACCCGAACCTGACGACCCTTGGTCCAGGGTGGGTACGCAAAGACGGGTACATCGTAGGCATAGCCGTAGCAGCGGGGGACTGGGAGGGATACTTCCCTATCCGCCATGCCAACGGACATAACATGGATGCGAGGATCGCGCTCAAGTGGTTGCAGAAACAGATGGCAACGCCACATATC